GGCTCGGCGCTCATCGTGATAACCCTTAGTAAAGTGCTTGATCCGCTTCTTTACTGAATCGTTGTAAGTCTCTAGCTCATCATCAGAGAACTCTTTTGGCGGCTCATCAGCAGGTTTACGGCCACGGTCTTGCGGAGGAGTATCGTCCACAATCTCAATGTCAGCCTGCTCTTCTTCAACCTTTTCAGGTTCGTTTTCATCTGGAAATTTGTATGCTGTAACCATGATTAATTCCCTGCTCGTTGAATACCACGGGGGTCTTGTACCTTGGCTTCCACTTGATCATCTTTAATGATGCGGAATTCTTTGCCGTGTATTTTGATCCGTGTTCCTGTATTAGGACGGACAATAACAAAATCACCTTCTGCGCATGAAGGCCCAGATGGGAATCGTGCTTTGTCTTTATAAGCGTCTGGTCCCAGTTTGATCACGAATAATACTGGCGTCAGTAACTCTTCGTAATTCATCGTTGAACCGGCTTTAATCAACCCGCTCTCATATTCTTCATCCACTTCAGGTAATACCGTCAGTAAATGATAAGTCTGAGGCTCAGGCAGTTGCTTGGCTTTTTCTTCTGGATTCTGATTCAGAATGCCAGATAAATCCACAGCTTGGACATCAAATTTTTCCATACTTTCCTCGCAGGGGGCTATGAAGATAGCTCACCGGTACGCCCCCGCCATACCGGCTCACTTTGATTACTCGTCTTCTTCCTCTTTAAAACGCTTCATCATGGTGTCAATCTCCCCTTTACAGAGAGATATTCCTTTGAGGACACCACACATTTCAGAGTACTCCGCATAATCCCTGGCGCTCTTCCCCGCCAAGGCTATGGCATATTGATCTTCAATATTTTTTAGCTTACTTAGTAAATGCTCTAGGATTTTCTGTTCCATTATTTACCTTTCTTCTTTTCTTCTTTGGGTTTATTTTCTGCCGCCTTTTCAGCCAGCATCATCTTGTGCATTTCTTGAGAAGCTTTTAAATGAGATAACCGCTCATCTTGAGCCAGCTTCATATTCTGCTCTTGCTGTTTAAATGCCAAGTCTTGCTGGTGTTTTTGCGCAATAGTTTGCAGTTTTTGCTGGGATTCTGCCAACATAACTTGCTCTGCAATCTGCGGATTTGGACCGGCTTTTTGCTGCATTTGTTGAGCCTTGATTTGCAGTTCTGCTTGTTTGATTTGTAGCTCTCCGTCCACCTTTTTGGCTTTGGTTGCAGCTTCTTGAGCTTGGATTTGCAGCTGCTGTTGTTGCATCTGGATCAATGGGTCCTGAGCCTGCTGCTGTGCTTGCTGCTGAGCCGCTTGTGCCTTGCCCATCTGCAAGACTTGCTGCGCAGCCTGAGCCGTGAGCTGAGAAATCTGCACTTCCAAGTCCTCTGGCAAGTCTTGATCTGGAGCTGGTAGCGTAACTCCCAACTGCTTTTCAATTTTCGCTCGGTATTGGAACGCCAAATGCTCAGATATGTGAGCCATAATGGCTGCGCCCATCTGTTGGCCCATAGGACTTTGCCCAATCTGGGCTGCAATGGTCGGGTCTTGCATCATTGCCTGATGAACCGCAATGTGCGCATCGTGATCTTGGTAAATAAACGCCTTTGTTGGCTTTCCTTTTAAGAATGCCATGTTCTCGGACACAGGATCGCGTGGCTTTTGGTCGTCGTCTGTAGGAACGAGCTTCTCGGCGTCTTTAATACCCAAAACATCCAGCATTTGCCGGTGTAATTGGGGTAAATTGTAGATCTGAGGCGCTTGCTGAGCCATCTGCATCGCAGCTTGGTACTGCATGATGCGCTGAGCCATCGTTGAGCTGTTCGGATCACTGACTGGAATGACTTCAACCAAGTCAAAGTCACTCTGCTTTGCGCTTTTATCAGCATTTTCAGGATCATATTCATAATCCTTGGGTGCAAAATCACGAATCAGGGGCTTCAAAAGCTTGAATTCCTGCTTCATGGAGTAGTGAACCCGAGCCTGAACTGCGCTCATCGTCTTTAACTGACGTTCCAAGAGAGCCAAGGTCGTGCCAACTGGAGCATTAGCAGACATATCGCTGATGTTCATGTCAGCAATCGCGCCCAATTTCCTTGCTTCGTCAGTAATACTACCCAACAAGGTAGACAAAACTTGGCTTGGCTCCTTATAAGGGAGCGTCATGATGTTGTCTTTGATGGATCCGCCGGGAACGTCCACATCCCTGAACTCGCCGGGAGCAATTGGAGTGTCATCTCCCTTAACTCGCAATCCACGAGCCTTCAATCCACCGGGTAAGTTAGCCAGCGAACCAGCGTCCACCAGCTGTCTTAAGATCATCGTACCTGCACGGGCATATCCGCCAATCAGGTTAATCAGACCAAAGCCGTAAGCACCAAAGCCGGGGATATATGTGTACTGTACAAAGTGCTGGCGCTTTAATTTCTTCTTGTCGTCCTCTTTCCAGTTACGACGAATAGCTAAAACTTTATTAGAGCCGCGCTCAATCGTGACTACATAAGGCCGAGCGATTTCATCCGGGTCTTCATCGTAGTCAATAACAAGGTCAGCGTGAATTTCACATATCTGATACCTGTCATCATCAGTAATAGAGTATCCTGATTCATCAGCTTTCTTTTTTTCAATGTCAGTAGGAATTTGAATGGGCTCACCCAGATCAACATCCCTGTAAAAACCTTCAACCTGAAGCTTCAATACTTCGTTCTTTGTCTTTCTCATCAAGTGCGTTACGCGCTCGCAACTCATAATGTTGCTAGCCCCGTAAGGCATGATGATGTCTTCAGCCCCTACATACATAGAGACTGGTCTACCCAAAGACAAATCAACGTAAATTTTCTTAAACGCCGATCCAATTAAACCAAGGTTTAATAACATGCGCTCATGTTCAGAGCGGTACTCTGGCATCTTCTCTACCAGCGTGTAGTTCATGTTCTCCTGAACTCGGGCAGCCGCTTGAATCTTCAAACGGTCCACCGCTCCCATGATCTCCGTCTTTACCGGACCCGCCGCAGGAAACGTTTCAGTAATTGTCTCCGACTGGAAGCGTATGGCAGCTTCTGTAAGCACCGTGCTAAAAACACCACAAGCACCGTTCCAAGGCTCCGTTCTTTCTTCATACTTCATCCCCAAAACTTCAAGACCCTTGACATAGTTCTCTGCCCAGTCCCGGCGTGAATGTATATCCCCGTCCACCAACTCCATCAACTCACCAGCCAAAGACTGAAGCTCACCCTCAGTCATCTGCTCAGCTAAGTTGGCATCGAAGTCATTTTCTTTCTCAGGAAACATATCAATCTCAAGACCACCAATGCCAATGTGCATCGCCTCGGGATTTTCCACTTCAATTTCAATGTCCGGCTCCACAGTATTCAACTGAGGAACCCCAGAATACAACGCCTTGTCTACTGACATATTTTGACCTTAATAGTAAGCTTTACGCCGTTTCCAATATTGAGGCTCTTCTTCCTCGTCACTTGGAAGCCTTAAAAAACCACCTTGCCTAAATCTAATCAAAGCCTGGCTTGAACTATCAACATAGTCGTCATGCTCCGCATTCGGGAACCTCGCCATCTCTTCAATCAAATCATCCGCCCACCTTTTATCAGGTGCCCACACCTTACCAGAATTAAACAAATCGGCAACACTGTTCAAGCGCACAAACTTGTCATTCCCCCTCGTGGGAGTATATTCGCTAACCGGAATTCCCATCTGCCTCAATTCAAAAATCAACGGCGCTCCAGCAGCCTTCGCCTCAACAATAAACGCATCTGGCTGCCACTCCTTATAACCCTCTAAAGCCGCTTTCTTCAAAGCAGGAAATTCCAACTTGTCCCTATACGCATCTAACAAAATGATGTGCTTATCTGTCGGGTCTTCATTCAAACTGAACACGCCCCAAGTCGTACATGCCGAGTAGTCAGCCCTCTCGCTTTTCGTAAAAGCCGTGTCCCAACTCTGGATAATAAAATCACAAGGAGGCGGTATATCATTCTTCCACCTTTTCCACGACTCTCGCTTAATAATCGCTCCCTCTTCACCCGTTGGTTGCTGTTGGTACTGAGCGTTCCACTTATATATCCCAATCTCTTCCTTAACCGCTTCCAATTCCTTAAGCGGCCAGAACTCAGGCCACAAAGGATTCCCGCTGGGCATGATCGCCGGTAACTCAATAACCTCCCACCCCTCACCTTGGGCGTTCCTCAATATCTTTCCCGTCAAGTCCTTATCCGACCAGCGGGTCATCACAATCACCATTCGCCCACCTGGCTGTAAACGCTGACGAGGACCAGACGTATACCACTCAAACACAGAGTCAAATACCGTCGGGTCACTCTGCGCTAACCTTGCCTCCTGCTCCGAATGAGGATCGTCAATGATCATCAAATCCGCACCCTTACCCGTCATCGTTCCGCCTACACCAATGGCAATATATTCCCCCTGCGCATTCGTATTCCACTTGCCCGCAGCCTTACTGTCCGACGCCAAACTCACACCAGGAAACACCATCCCGTACTGCTCAGAATCTACTAAGTTTCGCACCTTCCTACCAAAGCCCACAGCCAAGTCTGCCGTATTTGAAGACTGGATAACCTTCTTGTCAGGGAACTTACCCAAGAACCAACTTGGCAACAAATAACTAGCAAACTCAGACTTAGTATGACGAGGAGCCATATTGATAATAAGACGCTTACAGTTCCCATCTACAACCTCCTCAAACTTCTTGGCCATCACCGCATGATGCCGCCCATGCACAAACCCCGGCCACATAAACTTCACATAGTCCAAGAAACTTGACTGACACTTCTCCCGTGTCTTAGCCTCCTTGTACTCCGTCATCTGCTTTAAAAACTTCTCTTGCTCACTCTTAGGCAGCTGAGACAACAACTGTTCAATCTGACTCATCTATGCCTCCAAGGTCCAAACACAATCGGCAACACCACAAACCATATCACCCCCAGTATCACCAACCACATATCTTCCTTTTTCACTTTAACTCCTCGTGCGCATCAATCGTCCTGAAGTTGATATACACCGGCCTCACACTCCTATCCATCCCCTTTTGTTTTTTCAATATCCCCAATTTAATCAGCCGGTTAATGATCTCATGCGTACTCCCCAAGCTTTTACTCTTCCTAAACGCCGTGATCTCCCTCACCGTAGGACCACACCCATACTTCTTCCAAAACTCATCTACATAAAAAAACACATCTTGCTGCGCTTTTGTCATACTAACCTTTACACACTGCTCATATGTTAGAGCATT